CGAAGTATCTGGTACAGGCTACACAGCAGGTGGAAACACTCTTGCTAACAAGACTAACTCATATAACTCAGGAACAAATGTAATTACACTTGATGCTGATGACACAACTTGGTCTTCATCAACAATTACTGCTCGTTATGCAGTCATCTATGATGCAACTCCTGCAACTAACGCAACTCGTCCATTAATTGGATTTGTTGACTTTGGTTCAGATCAGTCATCATCAAATGGTAACTTCACAATTACCTGGGACGCTACAGGAATCGTAAGGATCACAGTAGCATAATGAACGCTAGAGTAGAAGCAGGTCCACTAACTATTGGGCTTACCGCAAATATAGTTGAGCCTACCGTTAAGGTAGAAATCAAGGCTGTCCATGGCCTAACTCTCTGCTCAACTTGGACCTGCTTCTCTCTTGCAACTCCTTCAATCAATGGCCACAGCCTATCTGGAATTAATCCAGAACTATCATTGACAGGAGGAATGGCTACGCTGTAATAGGCGTAGTCTTTTTTTATGGCATCAGCATTAAATACTAAAATAAATAGTTACGCAATAGAAAACGGTATTGAGTTTGATTTTGCAGTTGCAACACCACCAACACAAACTGGAACTTTACAAGAAAATACACCTGCTTATTGGTCAGTCCTTGGACTAAGTCCTGTTTATGAATCTACAGTTGGTCCACCTGGCGGAAGTGGATCTTGGAGATTTACAACTAGTACAGGTTCTGGTTGTCGTTTAAGAAATAATGGAGGAGTAGTTTTAACATTGTCTTCTGACGGAGATTATTCTATTGGTTTCTGGGCAAAGGCAAATTCATTAAGACCAACAAGTACAGCCGCTGATGCAGCAGTACTTTATGTTCTTTCACCAACTGCAACTACGGGATTTGCGGTTAATGTTACTGGCGGAAATCATGCAACACCAAACAAAATTTCATTAACTTCATTAGGTTCAATAGTTGTAACAGATGTAACTATGGATCTTAATACTTGGTATTATTTTGCTGTAACAAAAACTGGAACAAATTTAAATTTTTATATAAACAATCAACTAAAACAAACTAGAACTGCCATGCAAAATGCAACTTCGAGTGTTCAGGCTTGGGGAGACAATGTTGCAACAGTGGATGTATTATCAACAAATATTTCAAATTGGTACTATGCATCAACTTCAGTCATTGGTCCAACACAGATAGCAGAAATTTGGACAGCAGGAAGTGGTATAAATAAAAATATTCAAGAAACACCAGCCACAGCGACTACACTAATAGTTGAACCAGCAATATCAACAACAGTTAGCAAAAATGTTACAGCAACGCCAATAACAGCCACTGCTCTTATACAAGAACCAACTATTGTTATTGTTGCAAACAATAGTGTTCAAATAACAACATCTATTGTTGCCTCAGCAACATTACCATCAAATGTTGTTGTTACTGCAGTTAAAAATAAAAATAATGTTATTACAGAAGTTTTGACGGCATCAGCAATTATTGGAGATAACGTAATTGTAAGCACTGGAAGCAATGAGTCTTATTCTAGTGAGCCATTAACAGCAACTGCATTATTAATAGAACCGTTTGTAGCAATATCTGTAATGACAGCCTCAGCAACGATGCCAGGCGGAACTGCATCTGTTACACCAAACTATTATTCTCTTGTCAAAGCATTAAATCCAGTATTTTATTATAACTTTGACACAAGCACAATTCAGAATTTTGGATCTTGGACAATTGGTTCACCAACCGTTGGTTCAACTGTAGAAAAAAATGTAACATCTACTGGAGATCTAAGTTTAATTGGTGCTGGAAAATCTTGGAAGTTTTCTGGAAATTATTACAATGCTCCAAACGAAGTAGAAATTCCTGTATCAAGAAATCAAGGATATGTTCCAAAAACTTACAATCCGTATGCACCACCTTTGGGCCGTGAGCCAATCATAGACCTTGTAAGAAGTAGATCATATGCAATTGAGTACTGGTTTAAACCAGCATCTGGCCCATCAGGAATTGGTTTTGTATTTAAAAATATTGACATAAGATTTGATAATGGAACTGTTGGTTTTGAAATTGATGCCACATTGCCTGGCTGGAATGATGTTGCTGGTGGAGTTCCTGGACCATCTTATGAAAGATATTTTGCTGGAGCCCCTCTTGTTGCCAATGACTGGAATCATGTTGTTTTAAATGCTATTCCTGGCGACAGTACAAATGATCAAATAATTCAATTTTGGGTAAATGGAAACTTATATAGTAATATTTCATATACTCTAGATTATACAATATTGAGTACAGAAAATGTAAGAAGCGATAACAGCGTTCTTCCACAAGAAATATATATATTTAATACAAGCAACCCTGTTCTTAAAGCATCAATTACTAGCAATCTTGCAAGTCCACAACCATATACTGCACCATTTAATAGAGGATTTTGGAATGGGTTTGAAAATTCAGCCGCTCCAAATTCAATGTTTGATGAAGTTGCAATTTATGAAGAACCGCTAACAAATTCACAAATCATAGATCATTATTCTTTTATTTATAATCAAAGTCCAGACAGAAATATTTTGGCAACACCATTAACTGCAAACATTGATTCAGAAAACCATGCTGTTATTGCTATTGATAACGCAATAATTACAGAAACACCAGCAACGGCTACAACACTTTTGGCAGATCCTTCAGTTTTAGCAGTAAAAAATAAATCAATATCTGCAGACATAATGACAGCATCTGCTCTAAATACAGATGTAACAGTTTATTACGGTAGGACAATGAGTGCAACTCCAGCAATTGCTTATGCAGAAAAATCTGAAGCATATTTCTTAAATGATTTTTACTCTAATTATGTTCAAGCAAATATTGCTCCATATCGTTATGTAACATTTGACTCTCCAAACGCTGGACTTGACTACGGATCAGACAATGATTATTCAGTAGTTCCTACAACTATTGGTGGAATAATTGTTAATCCAGACCTTGGTATTAATGGCAAGTCTGCTAAAACAGTAGGAACATCATATATAACTGATGGAGTAATCCTAAATGAATCAGAATGGAATGATTCTTGGGGAACTGGTGCAAACTCTTATCACTCAGCATTCTGGTTCCAAAGAGCGTTAGATGATGCATCTACAACAGGTCTTCGTGTGTTGTGGAATCTTAACGGGTATAAAGACAGTCAGCATGCAGTTCTTTATCAGTACCAGGGCAAATTGCACATGCAGGTTAATAATGGTTCTGGAACACTTGTTGAACAAGACACAACTGCTTTAGACTTATTTGATTATCAGCGTCATTTTATTGTTATTGAACATACTCATGGAGGTGGCGGCAACAATACTATAAAACTTTATGTTGATGCTATTCTTAAATTTACATTTAATTTTAATTCTGTTACATTAACAACAACAAATGCTGCGTCAGCAGATTCTGGTCCAAACGATGAAACAAATAACCGTCCAAGACTATCTATTGGTTGCTTAATTACACCATTTGGATCAACCGCACTTCCAGTTGCTCCAGCAAACACTAAACTTATTATTGATGAAGTCTATTGGGATAAGAACTCAATAACTCAAACACAGGTAACAAATCTTTATAATGCAATGCCAGCCAAAACTAATAAAACAGTTGTTGTTGAACCACTTATTGCGTCAGATGAACTAGTAATGCCAGCAATTTCAAGGTCCTCTGTTCTTGCTACAGCACCACTTACAGCCTCTGGAAGCCTTGTACAGCCAGGAATAACTGCCAATCGTGAACTTATAACAACCGCAAATGTTATGACTGCTACAGGAATGCTTCCACAACCAAGAAGATTTGAAGATAAAACAATAATTTCTGATGTATTTGTTGCAACAACAATATTTAATAATCCAGGTGTTATTATAAGTATTCCTGGTGGTCCAATGCTTGCTAGTACTACTTTAGTTAATAGACCTAACCCGTTTATTCTTCCTACTGGTGATTATGGAATTTCTGTATCTACAAATGGAGTTGTCTATGAATTAAGAGAACTTTCACCGTACATAAAATATCTAAGAATTGTTGCAAGGAACCAAAAAATCTATAAGGACATGGAGATACTATAATGAAAGAAATAATTCCAAATGATTTACCAGGAAGATCAGAACAAAATACATTCTTAAATTATGACATCTTTGAGGCAAGAAAAGGCGTTGCTCCTCTTTCTGTTAGATCTGCATATGACTTAAGTGATCCTTATGTTATGGACGACTATCAAAGTGGTGGACAATCAAGTTCAATGTTAAAGCGTTGGGATAACAAAATATTTGATGATAGTGGATACCCTAGTGCAAGCGGTGCTGGTGGAGACCTAACCCCATATTTTTATAATACAGGAAGAATATCTAGAGAAACATATGAAAATAGTTATTCTAAAACTTTAACTTTTGATCAACAAGGATATGCTCCACAATTTAATGAAGATGCAATGCTTTATCTTAGTGCATATTCTGCAAATGCTTTTCAAAATGCTGGAAGCAGTAAAATTAAAACTGAAAGATCTGGATATTATGAGTTTACTTTTAAAACAACTAAACAAAACTCAATAATTGCTTATGGAAATTCTGATCTATTTGAATCATTAATGCCAGAAGGTGTAACTGCTGACTCAAATGCTTCAGCAAATATACTTGCAAAAGAGCCAGTTGTTATTAATTCAGACTATGCTTATATTCAAGAAGAAAATGTTACGAATAAAACTTTTTCTATTAGTTTAAAAAATGGAAAAGTAAATCTTAAATACAAAGATAATTTTATTAATCATGAAGATGATTTTGAAATTACTGGAAACTTAAATGTTGCAGATAATAACTGGCACCATGTTGTAGTAAATATTGGAAGACCAGGAACTTTAAGAGAGCGTGGATTAAAGTTTAATAAAAAGTTTATTGAAATCTGGATTGATGGAGAACTAGACTTTAGAACCACTGACTATATAAATAATAAAAATATCTTTTTCCCAATTCTTGAATGGATGTTAATGAATCCATTGTTGGCTATTTCATATGACGGAGTTATTGAAAATGGTTGGAATACTGGAGATAGATATCCAAGAACAAGTCTTGAAGATTATGATTATGCAATTGGAATAAAAGAAATACCACCTGTTACAACAAAAGGAACTTTTAGTGCTGCTGCAAGAGCAAATGCATTTAGTGGATCATTTCACACAATTGTTTATGGTGTAAATTATTGTTTAAATAAGTTTGAAATTCAGCAAAGATTAAGACTTTGGCGTGGATATGAAAAACAACTAGCAGGCGTTTGTAATGCAACTGCAGAAATAGTTCAGCCAATAGTTACTGTAAATAAGAAAAAAGCATTAAAACTGTTTTGGAATGACTTAATTAATGATAAGGCCAAGGACGGAATTGAATTAGATAATAATTTTATTGTAGATTCTTATTCTGTTACACATAAAATTAAAAATTCTAAGACTGAAGTTAACAATATGGATGTGGCAAACTCAAAAACAATAACTATTTTAGAAAATGTTAGAGTAGCCATAGCATCAAACTTAATTTTGTGGGGTCCAGGTGTTGATACTTATTACAATGATTCTACTGTTACTGGTATTTTAAATAAAGAAGTCAATGTTATACCAGAAGTTAGACAATTAAATCCATTAGATTTAAATAATGAACCAGGATTTAATGAATTTGATTATATTGATTCTATTTATACATCAGGCACATTTAACCCTAAAGGAACTAATAAGTTTACTACTTATGCCTACAACAACTTGCTCATTGGCGGAGTTAAATTAGAAAATGGTGACAGACTCTTATTAACAAACCAATTTAGCAATAGAGATAACGGAATTTATGTCTTTAATGGTCTTAATAAACCTTTGACTAGAGCAGTAAATGCTTCTTCACCGTTCCAAATTAACAACGGAGTAGTTAGAGTTACTGATGGACAGTTTAAAGATACATCTTGGACATTAGAATCAGATATAAATTCTTTACTTGATGATCAAAAATGGATTCAACTTGAATACAATCCAAATTCTGACAATATAAATGCTCAACCTATATTTATCAATAGATGGACAAATGAAAAAGGTATTGAAAGATTTATTGATTTACAACAAGATGTCAATATTAATTCTTACGATCTAATAGTCTTCATGAATTATCCATCAACTAATGAAGAAATAAAAAATGCTTTAATTGGTTATTCAGACCTTGAAATTAAATCTAAGTATGATAATTTTATTAAATCATTGGTTAATGTTTGTGCTCAAGGAGCAAGTTTGTATGTATCAAGTCCAAAACTTGCAGAAGATATGGGCATAGTTAAAAAGTTTACACAAGTTAGCCAGCATGTTGAAGCAAGTGATGCTCAATCTGCAGCAATAAGTCCTTTTGAATTTTCAGAACCAGCAAATAATTATTTTGATACGCACAGAATAAATCAGCATCACCTGACCACACCTATTACAGGCTTAACAAATAGATCAACATATATTCTTACTGATTTTATTAACTATGACAACGGCAATGTTTATGATTATGAGCAGTACCACGCAAAATATGCATACCGTCAATTTGGATTGCAAGAAGGAAATGAATTTTTTATTGCAGGCCTTGCATTAAGAAAAGTTACTGAAAATGATAAAATTCCAGGGTTTAAATTAAATCAAAAAGGAACAGATAATTTATTAGTAATAGATCCAGTTGACATTATTACTGGAACAATAGTTACAAAACTTGCTAATAATTATTATGTTGGTTCAACACTAACAAATAATCCATATAATGATTATGCAACTACTCTTGTAATTCGCAATAATCAAATGTTGGCTGGCCAAGCAATAACTGGTAAGATATTTGTAAACTGTGTTGAAGATGGATATACTTTTAGTCGTCAAGAATATAATAAAGCCACAATACAGGTTTTACCTACACCAGACACAAATGAAACAACTGCAACTCGTGCGTGGCAATATTCAACAACAAGATTAAATCGTTTACCACAACAGACAAATATTAGCCAATTAACAGAGTTTGGACAAACTACACCAACAAACGGTGGTGGTGGACCATTAATTCAAGCACCAACTAATGCATCTAATGGTATTATTAGATCTCAATTAGATAAAAACAATATAGATTATCAGTCAGATTTATATCCAAGAGAATCTGAAGAAATCTATCCATTACAGGAAATTCCAGTGCTAAGCATGACTTATCTAGGTCTGCTATGGCTGGCGGAATAGGAAAGGAGAAATAAATGTTTACTACTACAGCACAAGTAAAAACAATTACAGGCAAGATAGTAAATGCTGGTCTTATTGAAAGAGCACAGTATGCTATTGAAGCCTATGTAGGAAAGTTTGAGTCTGATGTTACTGACACCAAGGATCTAGAGATTCTTAAAAGAGCAGTGGCTTATCAAACAGCATACATGCTTAACAATGAGGATATTGTTTTTGAGCAAATGTCGGTATCAACAACAATGCAAAATGATGCTTCAACCACATTTAAGTCAGGCGACTCTGTTTCACCATTCATTGCGCCAATGGCGGTTATGGTATGTTCTAGGTTATCTTTTGTAAGGTCTCGTTCAATTAAAACTGGACCAATACAATCAACAGTAACCTATCCAGGTTGGACAACGATATAATGAAACCAGCAGCCTTTATTAGATATAAATACTCTGGTGATTTTTACAAATTTGTCAGAAAAGAAATTGGAACAACAAGTACTGTTGAATACTATTTTGTAGGCACAATTGAGTTGTCTGCTGGCATAGATACTGCTGGAAGATTAAGCGTCAGATGTGATCAACCATTACCTATTGGATGTTTAATTGCCAATATAAAAGATGCTGATGGAAAACTTATTCTTGATGATCAAGTTTGGCAGATAAGTAGTTTACAACCTGTGCTTAATTCATTTAATAGTATTGAATCATATCAAATGAAAACAGTTAAGTACCAGGGTAATCTTTAATGGGATTATTTGACTTTTTTACTGCTGCAGTAGGTTCTGCAATAGACATTAGTGAAGCAAGAGAATTAGTAAATGAAGCCTTACAAGAGGCACTTACCACCATGGAAGGCATGTGTGGTAATGAAGGACAACTTACTGTTTTTGCTAGTTATGTTGCACCTGCATTTGAGGATGCAAAAGGCTCAATAGACAATGGCTGGACAGATGTTGATATTGGTGAGTATATGGATTTTATGGGTGAGATAGTAGAAGAAGGAAACTCAATAATGTCAGATGCCTATGATGAGGCTCAGGAAATATTATCTGAACTTGAAGAAGAAATAGAAGGCGAATTTGATGAAGAAACTGGAGAAATGTTAGATTTTTAGTTTGACAACATTTTTCCAATCTGCTATACTTAATTATCAGCACATCCTAGTGATGATACGAGGCCTTACAGCAGTCAATCTTTTTCTTCTGTAGGGCCTCAACCCTATCTAAAAGGTTGCACCTATCCCTTTTATATGCTATACTAGGATATAAGAAAGAGGTGATTTATGGAACTAAATGTATTGGTGGCTATCAGAGATGACAGGACACTGCCTTCAGGACATTATAAGGCTGTGCTTTATGCTTTGGCTACCAGAGGACAAAATGTCTATCCTAATCAGCAACAATTGATGAAAGATTGTGGGATAGGTAGCAGGAACACATTAGTTAAGATAATTAAAGATCTACAGGAACTAGGATGGCTTGTAGTTACCAAGAAAAAACACGGTAACAATCAATACAAAAACAACCGTTATGAAGTCCATGTACCTAATGTGATTAAGCCATGTATCGAATCTGACGAAACAATAGTCAATATTGATACACTAAAGATAAATAAAGATAAAAGAAAGATAAACATATCAGTAAGAAACCAAGAAAAAGCAGTGTTTAATCACACAAGCATTTCTTCCTTCTTGGCTCAATCGCCCGTTTCGGGCGTATATAACAAGGAGATAAACAATGGATAAAGAATATGAGATTGTATATTGCAAGGGATGCAATGCAGTTAAGATAACAGATACAGATAGGAACTGCCTGGTTTGCAACGGGACATCAGAAGTAATAGGCTTTGAGCATCAGGTAATACAAGAGATAATAGAGGTAGAAAACAATGGGTAAAGCAACAGGGTCAAAGACACCAAGATTATGTCCATGTGGAAGAAATGGTAGACACGCTGGTTTGGGTCCAGATGGATTGCCACGATATGGAGTTTTGTGCAAGAGATGTCACAAGTCCAATATTCATGACAAGAAAAACTATTGCGAAAGATGTGGTTTTGTACCAGAAGTACCTCAGCAGATTGAGGTAGATCACAAGGATGGCAACAAGAAAAACAATGACAGAGAAAACCTTTGGTCTTTATGTGCTAACTGCCATAGACTAAAGACACATCGAAATGAAGAATGGAAGAAGATATATGAATAAGAGATGCCCAAGATGCGGGGTAACTAAAGATGCAAGTCATTACTACTATTCTGCATATTCAATCAATCACCTATATGCATACTGCAAGCCATGCTGCAAGGAGAGAGACAGAGAGAAAAGTGCTAAAAGGGCTATAACGCCAGCAACAGTTATAAGGCAATCTAAGGTTTGTGGAATATGCAAACTAGACAAGCCAATATCTCAGTTTGGTTACAACAAAAATAGAGCAGATAGACATCATACTTATTGCAAGCCTTGTTGGGTTATTTATGTAACAAAGGCACAAAAGAAACGTAACATGCTATAATAGATATACGACCTGTCCTGCAGGTCATGGTCTACCAACCATTGTGGTGGGATAGTTTTTAATTCACCTTTTTCTCTATCCCACTACATTAAATGGTACAATTGCTATGATGTACAAACTAGGTAAAATTCGGACGGAATAAAGAAGATATGACACTATTTCCATATGCAGGAGAAGTAGAGTATAGAGATGGCAATTTAAAGTTTATCCTTACCTTCTTTGATAGCCAGAATACTACTGAAATAACATTAGATATTGGTTTGGACGAAAACTTGATTGAGATGATTGAGGGTTTGTTAAGCAAGATGGATGAGGTTTGATATGGTTATATTGACGGGGAATGCCAGAGATGTGCGTCGTAAAACCAAATATACAAACCTTCAAACCTTAATAGGAGGATATCGTGGGATATAGTACATATACAGAAGAACAGATACAAACCTTTATAGGGAATGCACAAGAAATGGGAATAGGGCCAACACTTAGATACCTTGGTTTTCCAAAGTCTTATCATACTGCCAAGAAGTGGTTTGTAGAACGCAATATAGAATTGCCTACTATTGACACCCTCGCAAAAATGGCGGTAGATACAAGAAACTTTTATAGTGATAGAGAAAAACTAATAGCAGCACAAGCAGTATTAGATAGATGTGTAGAAGCACTAATGCAAGATGCATTGGATAGCGATGGTTTGAACAAGTTAGCAAATGCTGTACATAAGGCTATACAAACCATAAACCTTATAGAGGGCAAATCAACTGTTATCAATGAGAATAGACAGAAGGATGGACAAGACTTGGCTATCATAGATCTATTGAATGAAGCAAAAGCCCGCAATGAGGCAATGAGAAATAAAGGTTTGAAGGTTTTGACAAATGAGGTTTGATGTGATAAGGTTTTCTAAAGGACGGGTACCCAATGCGAAAGGTTTTTTCTTTTTCTTTTTTTCGCTGTCTGCAAAAGATATTTCCCACATTTTTGAATCTAGGGTGTGTTATAAGTGACACCAGAGGTAATATCTGCAATAGGAGTAGTAGTCTTAGGCGTTACAGGAGGATTCTTTGGAATGATGCGGTATATGATCAAAACCTTAGCAGAACTTAAACCTAATTCTGGCACAAGCATAAAGGATAAAGTTGAGATTAACACTAAGAGGCTAGAAAAGATTGAAGAACGAGTAGACAATATCTACGAAATTTTGGCTAAGAAGGGATAAATGTTAGCGACTGATATTTTAGACAATGTTCCATTAGAACTTTTGACATTTTCTGATGGCCGTAAAGAGTTGACCAAGTATGATCCTATGCTCTTTGCCCTAATCTATTTGCCTCATCACCTCCAAAACGCCCATGGAGAGATAACCCTGTCTGAATTCCACAAGGACCTAGCCGAATATGGCAAGTCCTGGATTCATAAACCACAAAACCCTAAAGAAAACCGTGATGCCTTCATAGCACCCAGAGAATGTGGCAAATCTACCTGGATATTTCTGATTTTGCCTATGTGGGCTGCTGCTCATGGACATGTTAAGTTCATTGCCGCTTTCTCAGATGCTGCATCCCAGGCCGAAACCCACTTAATGTCATTTAAAAATGAATTGGAGACAAATGGCTACCTTATTGAAGATTATCCTGAACTTTGCAAGCCTAAGATGGTTAACTCATCTGGTCGTGCCATGGCTTCTAACTCTTGGCGTATTATCCAAAGCAATGATTTTATATTTGATGCTAATGGTATTGACACTAACTCGCTAGGAAAGAAGGTCTTTGGGCAGCGTCCAGACCTAATAATCCTAGACGATATTGAGAAGGGTGAGAAGAACTACTCTGAATATCAGGCAGGTCGTCAGAAAAACACTGTATTTGATGATATTGCGCCTATGAACATCTATGCTCGTATGATTTTCGTGGGAACGACCACAATGCCTAACTCCGTAATGGATCAATTCCGTAAATACGCCGAAGGCTATGATGACCCTGAACTAACTTGGATTTCAGACCAGAATGTGGATGTTCACTACTATCCAGCCATTATGCCTAACGATGATGGCTCAGAGAGGTCTGTATGGCCTGAGAAGTGGCCTCTAGACTGGCTTAACAGCCAAAGACACCTAAGAGACTTTGCCAAGAACTATATGAACCGTCCAATTAACACAGATGGCATGTTCTGGACCAACGAAGACATTATTATTGAAGAGTTATTGGATTACGGAAACACTATTATATCTATTGATCCAGCAGTTACAAAGAACAAGATTTCTGACTATACAGGTATAGCAATTTTGTCTAGAGGCGTAGATGCTCTTGGTAACTCAAACATCTATGTAAGACACGCAGAGCAAGTAAAGATGTCTCCATCAGAAATAGCAGATCGAGTTGGCTACCTGGTAGAGAAGTTTGATGTTGGTGTACTTTATGTTGAAGTAAACCAAGGTGGAGACTTATGGAGAGATGTTTTTAAATCAGTCCCTGCCAAATACAGATCCAAATCACAAAGCCTGTCAAAGCAGATTCGTGCTGGCAAGGCTTTAAATTTCTACCAGCAAGGAAAAGTGCGACACACTGCACATTTTCCAACATTGGAAGAACAGATGTGGGCTTTTCCAAAAGTCTCACATGAGGATGTGCTTGATGCCGTTGTTTCTGGCGTTTTGTACTTTTTAGATAACAAAGCAGTAAAACTAGAAACAAAACAAATAAATTATTTAAGGAGACAAAATGTCTGATATTAAAAAGGCTATTGATACAATAGTAGATAGAAGAAATACCTATTTGGTTGCTGAGGAATATTACGAGGGAACTAATTTAGAAGTTTTCTCAAATAACCGTTGGCTACAAGTATTAGGAAGCGTAAGAAACAACTTTAGATTTAACTTTGCTAGAACTGTAGTAGATTCAGTTCTTAATCGTCTAGAAATTGCTAACATAACAGCAAATACAGAAGAGGCAAATGCAAAGATTAACGAAATCTGGCAAATGAACGACTTGCAAATTGATGCAGATGAGATTCACCGTCGTGCACTAGTTTATGGTGATTGTTATGCAATTGTTTGGACAGATGTTGAAGGAAACACCACTGTAGATTACAACTCACCACTTACAACTGTAATGGTTTATGATGATGAGAATCCAAGAATTAAGAGATTTGCTGCTAAGTTGTGGCAATCAGAAGATCCACTAGATCACACTAAGAAAACATCACATTTAAACATGTATTACGCAGATCGTATTGAAAAATACATGATGGCAGGAGAAGTTATTAATATTGTTTCTGAAAGCGGATTCTTGCCAGTTTCTGTAGTAGAAAATCCTTGGGGTGAAGTTCCAGTGTTCCATTTCCGCACATCTAAGCAATATGGTCGTCCAGAACACACTGATGCTTACGGTCCACAGGATGCAATTAACAAGTTAATGACTACACACATGATTACTGTTGATTATCAAGGAGCACCACAGCGTTATGCTCTTGGTGGTTCAGGAAACTCTTCTGAGTTTGAAGATTTTGATGAAACAGGAACAGATACAGAAAATATTGGTAAGTTAAAGAACGGACCAGGAGAACTTTGGTATCTAAAGGGCGTTGACAAGGTTGGAGAGTTCTCTCCTGCTGATCATAAAGTATTTACAGAGCCAGTTAGAGACTTTGTTCGTGCAATGGCATCAATTACAAATACACCTTTGCATTATTTTGAGAAGACAGGAAGCATTCCTTCTGGAGAATCTCTAAGAACTGCAGAAGCACCACTTGTTGCCAAGGTAAAGGGTCGTCAAGTTACATTTGGTTCAACTTGGGCAGACATGTTTAGATTTATCTTAAAGATGGAAAATGCAATAGAGCCAAACATTCAAGTTAGATGGAAAGATCTTGAAAGTATGGATAGTTTAGATTCTTGGGAAGTCGCTGTAAAGAAACGAGTAGTTGGCGTATCTCTTGAGCAAGTTCTTATTGAAATGGGTTATGATTTAGAAGTTGCCAGAGAAATAGCAGCAACAGAAGAATCATTAACTAGTTTATCTCAAAACACAAACACAAACAATGTAATGATGGAAGCCACAGGAGGCCAAATTGGAAACGAATAGCACAGAAGAAATAACAACACAAGCAACAACTGAAGAGACAACTTTAAATGATCCAAAGGCAGTACTTGCTGCTTTGGACCGTGCAAAGTCTGATGCTAAAAAATTCAGAGAAGAAAAAGAAAAACTTGAGGTTGATCTAAACAGCACCAACCAAAAGATAGCAGAGTTTAGTGGGAAACTACTTCATGAGAAGGTTTTGCAAAAGATCTCTGATGAAGGAGTCAAGGATCCACGAAGACTTCTAAGGTTTATGGATTTGACCAAGTTTGAATTTGATGACAACTTTGATGTTATTGGGTTTGAAGGTCAGTTTAATCAACTTAAAGAAGATCTTCCAGAAATCTTTGATCCTAAACTCCGTGTTGGTGGTCAGGCAGATACTGCTATAAAGGCAAATGTGAGCACTCAATATAGTGCAACACAACTCCAGGCTGCTAAAATATTGGGTAAATTGTAATCAAATGGTACAATAGACTTATTGGGATGAGTGGACGCTTGCCCTATAATAAAATATGAATTAGACGATTCAGATTACAACTTAATACAAAATTAACTATTCTTAAAGGAGAATAAAATGCCAATTTCAAGAACAGATTTGACAGAGGCAAACGGCTACATTCTAGAAGAGCAAGGGTCCACAGTAATCCAGGACCTAATTGCAAATTCTGCTGTAGAGCGTTTTGCTCGTCGTGAAGCAATGGCTTCACGCACAAAGTCAGTACCTCGTTTTGTTGGAGATGCACCACAAGTGGTAGCAGAAGGCGCAGAAATTCCTGCATCAAACCCAACTCTAGACGAAATCGTATTGACAGCAAGAAAGTATGCACAATTGATGCATATCTCAGAAGAAGATGTAAATGACCAACTAGTAGATACACTTTCAGTGTACAAGCGTGAGTGGGCATCTCGTTTTGCTCGTAAGTATGACAATGCATGCCTTGGCGTAACAGCAGCAGGCGATGGAGATGATGGTCAGCCATATACATCTCTATATCGTGCAGTTGCAACAAGCCCAAGCGCACCAGTTTCACAAATCATTCAAACAGGCGGAGCAATGTCATATGAAGACATTAACAATGCACTTGGTTTTGTTGAAAACTCAAAGAAGTTTGATGCAGCCAACACAGTATGGATGGCTCACCCAAAGATGCTTAAGGAAATTCGTGGAATGGTCAAGGGTAACTCTGACCTAGTTCTACCAGATCCACTAGCAGGAACTCCAGGATCTCTATTTGGATATCCATTGGTTGTTTCATACGGTGCTGCAACTTCAGCAGCAGCAACAGATACACCAACAGGAAACGCATTGCTCATCGTCGGTAACCGTCAGATGCTTATCAATGGTGTTCGTGGTGGAGTAGAATCAGTAGTTTCTCGTGATGCAGAATTCGCTCGTGACGGCGTAGTCTTGAAGACTCGTGTTCGTCGTGGATTCGCAGTTGCAGATGCAGACGCATTCGCAATCGTTGAGAAGACAGCGTAAGGGG